GATGAGCAGGGCGGCGTTCTCATCCGCACTAGTGCGTTGCTCTGGGGCTGGTGTGTCTTTGAGCAATTCGTTGATGTTGGGCACCTTCAATTGCTTCAAGAACCGTTGCTCGACCGCTTGGCGGTTGTACAGGTCGGGTGACTTGTCTGCACGGGCCAGCACGGCTTGAATCTGAGCCATGCGTTGGGTCTCAGAGAAGATGTGCGGATCGCTGACAGGCACCACATCGGTGTTCTTGTCGAAGTCTTCGCGTGTGATCTCCAAGTCGGCAACCACATCACCCTTTTGCATCTCATCGAAGTGCCAGCGGTTGAGGCGGCACAGGATTTTGAGCACACGGGCTTGGCTGTCGTGCATGCGTGCGTGGATCGATGAGAACACTGCGGCGCCCTGCTCGATGAGGGCTTGTGTCGTGCCCACGGGTGCGTTGGCGTTGACATCGGCAATCTTCTCTTCGGAGGTGGTGACCACGCCCTTGGCGGCTTTGTCCAGCCAGCCCAGCAACTCAAACAGCACGGGGCTGGGTGGGTTGAATGGCATGGGCATGGCAATCTGGCGAATGTCCTGCACGCCGGGTGCGCCCTCGATCTCCACGATCTGGGTGACATCGACCTGCTGTGACTGACCGCTGATCTTCGCGCCCTTCAACTTCAGCATGGTCGCCGTGTTGTTGATGTGCGCGGTGTCCAGCAAGGCACGCAGAGCGCCCGTCAAGGCCGCTGAAAGGCCACCGATGAGGTGAGGTAGCCCGATAGCGTATGCGCCGCGCCATGGGATGAATTTGAACTCCACGACCCAGTCCAGCTTGGTCATGGTCTTGTCTTGCTCTTCCCAGTTGCGGTACAGGCCCACCACTTGGTTGTCGAGTTCATCGATCATCAAGATGTAAGGTGCGCTCTCGCCCTTGGTCTTCTTGTCGTCTTCGAGTTCGAGGTAGCAGTAGATGTGGTAGACCTTGCGCAGGCCATCCTTGTTGTCTTCAAACTGCTTGCCTTCGACCTTGTTGTTGGCCTGCTCGACTTTGTTTTGGTCGAGGGTGCCCGATGCCTTGATGTAGTTGACATCGCGGTACATGCCAACACGAATGCGACGCTCGAATTCGTACTGGGTGATCTCGTGCACTTCAGCGGCGCGTTGGGCCGTGTAGAAGTTGGTTGCGGCGAATGGCAGGATCACACGGTCGATGGGCAAGAACTCCACGCATGGGCGCTTCTTCTGCTCGTCAAACCACAGCTTGAAGTACTGTGAGCCACCCAATGGCAACTGCGTGAGCAACTGCTCTTGCTCGTCCTTGAATTCTTCAATCTGTTCGGTGATCTGCCAGTTCATGAAGTCGCGCTTGCGCTCGGACTTCGCGGCCTTCATGTCATCCATCTTGCCCAAGACCTTTGTCTTGACTGGGCCGTCTGGTGGGAACATTTCTTTGATGGCGCGGGACGCAAAGTCCACACAGCCCTCTGCCATGGCAGGGTGTACCACTTTGCTGGCGCCCATGAAGGTTGCGCCACCGGGGGCGTCGTTGCCCATGCCAGTGCGACGAATGCCCTCTTCGTACTGCTTGTCGCGCAGTGAGCGTGCTTCCTTGTCGGTCTCGATCAGGTCGAGATAACGGAAGGCCAGCGTGCTCAGTGTGCCTGAGTCGATGCTGTCTGCGAGGTTGTCGTAAAACTCAGGGTTGAACTCTGGGCCGTCTTCAATCGTGACAATGGCAGAGCCGTCATCTTGCTCTTCCATCTCAATTTCAGGCAAATCAACGACAGCACTGCCGTCGTCCTGCTCTTCGATTGGATAGTCGTCTTGGGTTAGTTCGTCCATCACTTAGCCTTCTTTGTCAATTCGAGACGCATGGTGTCCATGTTTTTGTGGACTGCGACGCTGTTTTTATTGCGTGAATGATACTTGGGTTGACCTTCGTCTTCACCTCGACGCATTGCCAAGTGGCGCTGTGCGGCGACATTGCTCTCTGGGAATGCGTGGAAGTCGTCGTCGCTGTAGCCAATGTGGCGACCAAACGAAACGCTACCGCCCTCTGCCAACTTCATGGTGCTTGGCAACTTGACTGGCACAGGCTGGCGATACTCTTTGCCTGCCGCTTTGATTTGATCTTCAGGCTTGTCGATCTCGTACTCACCATTGTTTGCCATGGCGTGCTCGATGTGCTTTTGATTCACATGGTGAGTGAACGATGTCTCGTGGCCCAAGTTACTTGTTGACTCGGTTGGTGTGGTCATCAAGATGTGACCTGCCTCTTTGCCGTTCTTGGTCTTGAAACGATTCTTTGGCAAGAACTTGGTGTCCATGAAGCGTGAGTCGGTCGGGATCATGTGATCCTTGGTTTCCATCTCACCAGTTTTCTTGTTCTTCTTGCGAATCGGCACATTCACCAAGCGTGGATGCAGGATGTGCTGGCGCTGATAGTCAAAGCGCAGGTCGCCAACAGTGCGGTGACCGTAGTGTGCTTTGTCTTCGCTGGTGGGCTTGCCGTTGGGGCCGAAGTGGCCTTCTGGGCCTTCTGCCTTCTCCTCTTCACTCAACTTGCTTGCTGGGCGACCTTCCGACCAGTACTTGGCATGAGTGATGTGCTCTTCCATCTTCTTGCTCAGTGGTGAGTTGCGCTTGACATCGGTGACCATGTACGAGCCCTTGGGCGGTGTCTTGTTGCCCTGTGGGTTCTTGAAGTCGCCCTTGTTGTCAGCCGCCATGATGGTGTTGCGAATGCGTGCCTTGTCGCGACCGATGTTTTCACCGATCTCTTCGCCCTTCTTGACTTTGGGGCCGACATTCGAGTGGGTCACATAGTAGCCATTCTCAGGATCGTGCAACTCGTTGGTCTTGCCGTATGAGTTGGCGATGATGTCTGGCTTGCCCTCTTCCTTGCGTTGCGCATTCAAGTGACGCAACACATGGCGTGAAGACACATCGGTCTCATCGACCACATTGGGACGGAACAGCAAGCGTTGGTTGTTCTTGTCTGCCTTCTTGGCGGCGTCACGCATCGAGCCAGTGTGAGCCAGTATCCAGTCGTTGGTCATGGCTGGGTCGTGCTTGGCCTGCTCATGAGCGGCGCGACGCACTGCGGCGTTCACATATTGCGACTCGGCGTTTGGTGCAAAGCAGGTGCCCTTGCTGGTGTCTGCCACGCCGTTCTTGTCGAGTCCACCGCCACAGCCTTCGGTTTGACCGGGGCAGGTGTTGAGGATGTGGTGCTTGAGGTTCTTGCCGTGACCAGACAGGTACAGGGCTCGGCCTGCCACGCCTTTTGCCGCAAAGCCCACATGGGTGCGACCCTGCTCATCGGTCTCGTGACGCACGGTGTCCAGCTTCTCGGACTCGTCCAGCGTGTTGTTCTTGGCGCCCAAGTGCTTGGCATCACGCAGGCGTTGAGTGGCCTCCTTCTCAGCCGCCAGTTGCTCCTTCAGTGGCTTGGCAAAGTGCTCTTCCAATGTCTTCTCGTGGTGCTTGGCGATCTGACCAATGTTCAATGGGTCACGATTCTCACTGCCGTACACCTTGGCGCGTGCTTCGTTAATTGCCAGCAGGCCGGGTACAACGACCTTCTTGCCCGTCTTCTTGGAAATCCAACTGCGACCGTGGAGCATATGGTGGGGGATGACGATGCCAGTCGCACCGCCGGGGCCCTCGCCCTTGACCAAGATGCGTTTAGATGGCGCCTTCTCTTCCTCTTCGTCACCGTCGTCGCTTGTGGCGGCGGGAGCGGCCTTGGCCTTCTTGGGTTTCTTGCCAAGAATCATTTCGGCCTGCATGTCGTCCACTGACATAGAGCCACCCTTAGCCATGGGCTTGCCTTGCGGTGCAGGCGGTGCCATTGCACTCATGGCTTGGCCTTGAGGTGTGAGGTTGAGCATGTTGCCCATGGGCGGTGTTGGCCCTTGTGGGGCGCCGCCTTGGGGAGGTTGACCGCCTTGTGGTGGCTGGCCTCCTTGTGGTGCCAGCGGTGGCTGGATGATGTTGGGCATGAGTTGCTGACCGCCTTGCATACGGTTGGTGTCCACGCCACCGATGGGCATGCCACTGGGTGTTGCCACGCCGCCGGGGGAAGGGATGCCGCGCTCTTGGGTGTCAGGTGCAAAGAACATCTTGGGGGCCATGCCGGGCGCCTCATTGACGCCGATGTTCTTGAGGGAGATGGGGTCTGCCTTCTTGGACAGGGCCATCTTCATTTGAGCGATTGATGGTTGCACATTGCCTCCTTGGGCTTTCTGTTGAACTGGTGGTTTGTAGTTTTGAGGTTCTGCAACCTTCATGTACTGGTTGTGGATTTGATCGATCTCATCGTCAGTTGCAAACCGTGGCATTTGAATGCCGTGCTTCTTGTATGCGTCTTGAGTGTCAGGCGCAATCCAGTCATGCGTGTCGCGCAGATCAGCGTTGTCAATCGTTCTGACCTCTGACCAATTCCCACCCTTGACGAAGTCCTGCACATAAGGGATGTAGTCCTTCTTGGGTTTCTTGTTCGACTTGCCGTAGATTTGTTTGATCGCTGGTGGCATCTCTGCACTCTTCTTGTCCAGCAAAGCGTTTTGCAACTCTTTCACACGCTCTTGATAGAAGTGGTCACGCTTGTAATGTGTGTCGAAGTTTTTTTGGTTTGCCTCATCGTCGGCCTGACGATAGATGGCATTCATCTCTTCGTAGCTGGTGCGCGGCTGTGCGCCACCCACTTCGATGGTTACATGGGGCTCGTTCTTTTTGTCACGCAGGCTGAAGATGCGTGAGTCACCGCGCATTACCTTGTCGGTGTATCCACCAACGCAGTGGCCCATGGTGTCGCCCTCGTACTTGAGTGCGTCTTCCAGCTTCTCGCGGTTTGGGTGGTGGATCGAACTCTTGCCCTCTGGGTCGATGTATGTGCCAGATGGTGACTTGCTCCAACCCTCTGGCAGTTCTTTGTCGAATGCCAACTCGATCCACTTGTTGCCATCGCCATAGTCCTTGTGAACTGGCATGCCTTCGGTGGCCTTGAGTTGGGCCTCTTCCATCTTTTTCTTTTGCGCTTGGTCGTACTCGTGAGTGCGGCGTACAGCGTGCTCGATACTGAACTTGCTCAACTGCTCAGGACGAAGACGACCCTCGGCAAGGTCTTGCTTGATGATGTCCACTATGTGATCAAAGCCAAGGTAGTGCGCATGCATGTTGTCCGTTGGGTGGAACAACTCAGTGCTTGGGTCGGCCTTCTCCATCCATGGCTCGACATGACGCTTGCCTGATGGTGTTTGGCCCATGCGGAGCACATCACCCACAGTTGTCTTGCCCAACGCCACATCGGTTGCATCTTCCCAAGCCTTTGCGGCCTCTGACTGACCAAGGCGCTCACCGCCATGACGACGACGATGGTGCTCTGGTTCTTCCATACCATGGGCAAGGTACTGACCTGTGCCCATCATCTCAGGCGGCATATGCACGACGCCCTCCTCAGCCAGCTTGCGAATCGGGTCGTCTGGTGACGCCATTTGCTTGCGGATGTAGTTGCCAAGGTTGCGGTCGATCCACTTGTTGAGCGCATCATTTCTGGCAAGCCTTCCAGACGCTTGAAGCCTTTCAACTTGTTCTGGTTCGTATTGACCAATCTGATCTGTTGTGACCTTTGACTTCAATGGTTGGATCACCTCATCGACGCCCTTCATCCAATTGCGTGGGCCTTGACCACCGATGGCTAGACGCATGACTGCTTGACTTGGCACAGCGCCTCCCTTGGCTTTTGTGATGTCGTTTTTAGTGATGTCGTAGGTACCACGGTTGCCAATAGCTGACTTGATGGCCTTGGGGTTGTACACGCCCAAGTTTTTGGCGCCGCCCTCTGAAACATAAAAAGCATCGTGACCCATTTTCTTAATGGCGTCCTGTACGGCTGGGTCTTCCAGTAAAGACCAATCGCCGCTTTTGATTCTGTGCATGGTCGGTGCAAACTCTGGGCCAATATCTGGGTGCGCCACCATTGCTTTGTGAAGTGCTTTGGCGTGTCGTTTGTTCTCGTAATCAAACGGCTTTTTGACATGCACATGCAGTGGCATTGTTGATGGCCCTTGAGCCGTTTCGCTTGGGTCGTAATCAACCCCTTGTGCTCTGTCTATCCCATAGCCTGATGCGAACTCTGGGCTTGGCGATAGAAAGGTTGGAGACTCGGCAAACGATGAGAAGCTGTTCGGCGTGCCGTGGTACATCCGATGTTTGATCTTGCTACCTTTCAAGAACTTCTCAAGGCCACCCTTCTTTTTACCGGGCACCTGCTGGGCTGACTGCTCTGCGTTGAACGCTCGTTGCTGATCGCGTCGGGCCTGCTCTGCCAGTGGGACAAACATTTGTCGCAGGCGTTGGAGTTCAGCGAGTTGTTGCGGTGTCAATGCCATGTCGATCTCGATGGGGATATTGGGTCAATTATGCCTTTGACGGACAGTCTGGGCAACGACCATCAGCTTGGCATATCCCCAGCATCTGACAGCATCTGCGTGTTGCGCCATCTGACCCACTCACGCAGTGCGTGCACGGCGTCTTCTTCGAGCACTGGTGCGTTTGGCTTTGCGATGATCTCAAATCGATTCGCACAGTGCGTGGTTTGCACTCCACCGATATGGGTGATCTTTTCATAGTCCTGTCCTGTTCTGATGTGCACGAAGTCGCTCATGGTGGTCTCCTGTTGATACTAGTTGAACTAGTAATGCTTTGTTGTTACTAGTTGAACTAGTAGTGGATCATGCCGCATAGGGGTTGCCTCTGCCACGCATGTTGTATATCTCTGCATCGGTGATGTCCTCTTGCTCGATCTCTTCCCGGCGAGGGAAGTCGATGCTGATCCATCCACCGTCACGCAGGTAGCGCAGGCCCTGACTCATGCAGTCAACGAACTCGTCATGCACTGTGCCCTCAGGGAACGAGCAAATCTGGCTGACCATACCTTCGGCCCAGTCTTTGACGAAACCCTTCTTCACGCTCGATTCTGGTACCCACACGCGCCCTGCCTTGATGATGTTGGAGACGATGCTCAAGCGTTGCACCTTGTCGGCCCTGCCGGGGTTGTATCCCGTCACTGGCAGGTGGGCGCGTTGCAAGTCTTGGATCAGCGAGATGCCTGCGGCCTTGTCTTCCATGAGGATCACATCGACCATCTTGCGCTCTTTGCCTTCGCCGTACACGGTCTCGAACTCCTCGATCACCTTGGGGCGCAGGTCAGGGTATTGCAGGCGGTCTTGCCAGCAGTCGATCACCATCACGCACATGCCACCGTCCATGGGCTTGAACACCCCGAAGGTGATGCACCCGGTGGGGTCGTTGTAGTCGTTGTCTTTGAATGCGCAGTCGTAGGACTGGATCACATACTCGAACTTGGGGAACGGCCTGCCGTTGGGCCACAGACGGAACCACTCGCGCTTGACGATGCCGCCCTCTTCGGGGTCGATGATCTCGGCGTGAATCTCCTGCCTGCCGAGGTTGGTGCCCTCGTACTGCAAGATTTGCTTCTGGAATGACTTCGCGAGGTTGTCGATGTTGCTGTAGGTGCTGGCGCGGGTGATGGTCACATCGTCGCCCTCACGCTCGATCAACTCCATCACCACCTCTTTGGGCTTGGGCGTGGTCGAGCAGATCAGCTTGGTGCGCTCACCCAGTCGAATGCCGAACATGATCATGTCCCACGACTCGCGCAGGTACTCCCATGCCGCCAACTCGTCCAGCCATCCACCATGGAACTGTGGGCCACGGAAACGCTCAGGCTCAGACGCTGGGATGCCCTTGATGAATGACCCATTGATCAGGTGTATCTCATGCAGGGATGAGTTGTACTTGGCGATCAGGCCCTCAGGGATGACCTTCAGTAGGCCAGAGTCACCCTCAAAGCAGGTGCCCTTCAAGTCACCACTCGTGGGGGCCGACACCAGCCATCGTGTGTTGGGTTGCTCCCATGCCCACCATGCCAGTGTCTCAGCCGCCGCACGGGTCTTGCCTGCACCACGGCCTGCCAGCATGAGCCAGATGTTCCACCAGTCGCCTGTGGGCTCGATCTGGTGCTTGTGCGCGGCTTTGTGCCACGACATCTGCCAATTGACCACCACCTGCGCAATGGGCGTCAGCTTGGTGAACTCCTCGTCGAGATACTCCTCGTCTTCGAGGATGGCCTCCACTGCGCTCATAGTTCGGACTGGCGTTGCAACTTGATGGCCTTGAGCAGGTCACCAAACACATTGAGGTTGTGCTCGACCACCACTGGGTTGTCGTCGTCTCCACCATGGGTGACTCGGTCGCCGTACTTCTTGGGCCGTTGCTTGGCGGCATTCCACTTCCGGGCATCGATGCGTTGCTTCTGCCATGCGATGTACGCGCTGTCCAGCTTGATGTCGATCACATTGCCGTCCTTGTCGTACACCGGGACGGTCTCAGGCGTCTCGTCAGCGATAGCCACGATTTCGTCTGCGTGGGTCTCGGCCTGCTCTTCGCGTGCGCGTGTGTATCGCTCAAGAAACTCAGGATGGCGGTTCAACCACTGGTACACGATTGTCTGGCTGGGCATGTCGTCATCCCTACAGATTGATCTCAGCCCCTCCCCTGATGCAAGCCTATTGCATATCGTGTCTACCAGTTCAGGGGAGTATTTGGTTGGTCTACCACCCTTGTTCTTTGGCGGCGCGGGTAGCTTCTCGCTGTCTTGCGTCACCACGAGGCTTGGCTCTTTCACGGGCACCTCATACACGCCCGGCTTGCTGATCTTCTCTTCCCGTGTTGC